AGAGAACGAAAGAAGTCATGTTCGGTGAGTTCCAGAGTGCTGTACTGATGAATGAGATAGCTATCAGAAGCAAGGAGCTTTTAGCTGAGTGCAGCAGGTATGTCAGGAAAGAAGGAAAAATAACTCATGCACTGACAAAGGAAGCGGCAGACGACTCAAAGGGAGTTAGCCACGGTGACCGTGCGATTGCTGCATGTGTCGCGTTGCAAGGGCTGAGAGACCGTCCTGCGTTTCGCGACCCAGACCTTGAGTCTGAGGTTGCCCCACTGGGGACGATGGCGAGAAGGCTTCAGGACTTTCAGGACTCTAAGAAGGATACGTCTGACGGATGGGACTACGGTTATCAGGAGGTGGCATGGTGAAGCACAGAAAACCAGTAACGGTTAGTGCAGATGAGAAAAGAATCCCTCCTCCTTATGGGAAGGTTAGCGCATATGCAAGGACTTTAATTGCTCTGATGCAGTACACGGATGCCACTAGAGAGCAGGTTAGGTCTTGCATGGACTTGCGACAATCAGAAATAGAGAAGCTGTTCAGAGAAATCAGGAAGGACATATACGCTAAGTACATCATCAAGAATGGTCTACCAGCAATGTTTGGTGAGCCTCTTACCAATGAGATGTATGTTCGTTGCACCGCTTGCAAAAAGCTTGTGTGCTGGGTTCCGTGTGTTGCTTGCTGCACACACCAAGATGACTTCTTGGATAGGGTTGATCGTCACAGAATTACTCATGGCGAGAGCGTTCCTCCTGAGTCGGATGAGCCTACTAGCTTTCTAGCTGGAACTCCACAGAAGGTTGCGGTCATGAAGTACAGAGTCGAGATGGGGATGCAGCCGTTTTGCAGTCGTGATGCAAAAGGAGTTAGGCGTGATTGAATGGTTTCATAAATTTATGGAGAAGCTAGTAATGGCAGAGCCTAAAGAGGTGTACACATATTCAGTACAGGCAAAAACTGAGGATGGGCTTGATGATGAGTGGCTCAACATGGGTGATGTCAGGCATGTTGATGCAGCAGAGGAGCTTGCTAGGATGTACGATTACGATGGCATCGTCTTAACAAAGCGCAAGGATTCAACAACAATATGGAAACATCGAGTGTCTAAAGAGGTTAGCTATGTCGTCACTCCGTTACGGGAAAACTCCTGAGCCAATGAGCAGGGAGTTCCTTGTTTCGCGTGGTCACTGTTGTATGCATGGTTGCAAGAACTGCCCATATAAAGAAAGTTTGACTAATGAGGGTCAAAAAGTGAATGATATTGGGTTGATTCCCACCTCAAAAGAAAACGCTGGAGCCGATTGTGGTAGACGAAAAGAGACTAATTAGTTCAGTGGAGGTTTCTTACCGCAAGCTCAGACCGTATCGCGAGGCGATATTCCGTCTTGTTGAAGAATACGCAGGGCCGATGTACGGAGTTGAGGGGAATAGCTCCAATACTTTCCAGCGTCAAGAGAAATACTTGAATCTTTCCAAGCAAGCTGTGTCTGCTTACATGACATTGCTTGCTAGTAATCGCCCAAGGGTTCTACTGACAACGACAAATGAGCAGCTAAAGCCTTTTGCTAGGCACTACCAGCTAGCCATGAACAATCTCCTAGAGGTCATTGAGATAGAAAAGACTATTTCTCAGTGGGTTCGCGATGCTTTTTTCTGGATAGGCATCGTAAAAGTGCATATGGGAGACAGTGGGGAGGTTATTGAGGAGGGTGATTTGACGGCAGATCCGGGCATGCCGTTCGCTAGCAACGTGGCACTGGATGATTTCGTGTTTGATGCGTCCGCAAAGAAGTGGAGTGAGTGTAAGTACGCAGGCGATATCTACCGTATGCCTCTAGATTCGCTTTTGAACTCTGGATATTACAGCGGCAAGGCACTTGATGACCTAGGATCACAGGAAAACACGCACACAGGGGAAAGGTTGCGTGAGCTTTCCTTTGGACAGGAGCCAGCAGATCATGAAATAGAAGACATGGTGGACGTTTGCGACATCTGGTTACCAAGGGATGGGGTGATCAGGACGTATGTAGTGCAGGATCGCCATAATCTAAAGCTGAAGGAAGGGCATATTGCAGAAATGGAGTGGAAAGGTAAGGAGCTTGGCCCTTATCACCTGCTTCATTTTGACGAGGTCAGCGAAAACATCATGCCATGCTCGACCGCTGCGGACTTGCAGCCTCTTGACAGGCTGATCAACAACCTTTACCGCAAGAATGCTCGCAAGGCTAGCAGGCAAAAGGACACTCCTATCTACAGTCCATCAGGAGAACAGACAGCAAGGCGTTTGCGCAACGCAAGTGACGGAGAATGGATATCAGTCACTGACCCAAGAGAGGTTAGCGTCATCAAGCATGGTGGTATTGATGGCCCGTTGCACGGATTCATGCTTAATAGCATGGAATTGTTTGACCGTATGGCTGGCAACTTGCAGGCAATGCTTGGTCTAGGCCCGAGCAGCGACACTGTCGGTCAGGAAAGGCTGATTCAGCAAGCTGGAAGCCGCAGGGAAGGCCAGCTTCAGACAGCAGTAGCGAACGCAACGATTAAATTAATCAAAGATATAGGGCTTCTCCTGTGGGAAGATGAGTTTACCGAGATATCAGGCGAGGATCAGCTCGATTCTATGCCGGAAATAAAGTACGACTCTAGTTGGTCTCCTGATTCTAGAGAAGGTTTGTTCTCTGACTACAAGTTTGACATAGATATTTACTCAATGCAGTACCAGACTCCTGCATCTAGGGTTCAGTCCATCAATCAGCTGCTGTCAACAATCTATCTTCCTATGATGCAGTCTGTTCAGCAGCAAGGTGGAACCATTGACCTGAAGAAACTGACAGAAATTCACAGCGAGATGCTTAATGTCCCAAGATTAAAGGACATTGTGAAGTTTGGTGAAGTTGAAAATCAGGTCGAGAACGCAATGCAGCAAACGATTGCGTCACAGCAGCAGCAACCATCGCAAAATCAGCCTGCAGCTACGGGCGTTCCTAGTGCAGAGCAGTGGATTCAAGGATTAGAACAGTAGTAACAGCATCAAGGAGATACACATGTCAGAGTGGATACCGTTTAGAGACGATGATGGGAACGTAGAGTATATACCTTTTCATCAAGCAATGAACGACATGGATGGAGCAGGGTTCCTCACCCTTAAGGACGGAAGGCTTGTAAGAAGAGCGAGAGACCTTGAAGAACATGCTCCAATAAAAAAGCGAGAGGTCATTGAACTGAGGACAAACTACGTCAGCGACTCACTTGGCTTTACTAAATCTGCACTTCCTGAGTTTCAGGAGCATCTTCGGCAGTCTGGGTGCAAAGGGATAGAATTTCGAGAAGACCCTGACGTAAAAGGTTTCATGCAGGTCGTGTGTGATTCGCAGGCGGCGAAGCTTGCTTACGCAAAAACTAGGGGCATGGACGATCTCAACTCAAGGAATGGCGGAAGCGCAACTTTAACGGAGTATGACTTGCGTAATGCTAGGGAACTGGCTTGCCGATCAATAAAAAATTCAGAAAGTGTTGATTAAAGTATTTAATTTCTGACATATTCTTAGTACCCAAGTGGTGTCTTTCCTGTCACATGGGTTAACACAGCATCAAAAAGGTAAGAAATGACGACTGAAACAGACAGCTTTGGAGCAGGAATCTTTGACGACCAGAAGGAGACAGAGTCTCCAAAGGATGAAGTTACGTCTACTAGCGAAGTGACTTTAACAGACAGAGAACGTGCTATTGCAATGGGTGAAGACCCAGATGCTCCAGAGGAACAGATCGAAGATGAGCAGGCTGATGATCTAGATGAGCCAGTCGGTGAATCGCAGCCAGATGAAGTTCAAGTTTCCGAAGAAGAAGAGCCAGTTGTTAGCTCGTTTTCTCTTGGAGATAAAAGGCTAGCCGCCAGATACGGACTGTCAGAAGATGATGTTGAGAAGTTTGGGACTCCCGAGGCTTTGCATCATGCCCTAGATCTTATGGACAAAGCTGGAAGTGATAAGTCGCAGAAAGACTCGACTGAGAGTCCTGCCGAAGTCGCTTCGGAAGATGCTGCCGTTGAAGATGAAGGCAGGACTCTCAGCGAATCAGTACTCGGATTCGAAAAGCTAGATATATCTAAGTACGAAAATGCGGACGAGCCTTATGACAAAGACACCATTGAGCTTGTAAAGCATGTTCGAAAGACAGAAGACATGCTTGAGCGTCTGGTTCAGTCCATATCGCAGAGCCAGAGCAGCAAGACATCTCAAGTCTTCCACGACATGCTGGACAAATATCCTGAAGTTTACGGCAACACACTGAGTGAAGGAAAGCCAGTCAAGATAAAGGATAGCTACGAGAAAGCTCGGGCTGAGGTTCGGGATCAGGCTGAAACAATATACGCTGGCATCGTAGCCAGAAAAGGCGTTGTCCCGCCTATGGAGAAAATCATTGAACAGGCAATCATGGCTGTTCACGGTAACGCTATCAAATTGAATAGCGTTGGTACGAGTGCGAAATCAGAGAAGCTAAAGAGTCAATCTTCTAAGAGAAGAAGCGTAGGGTCTGCTGCAACCACACGAAAAAGAATTGAGGCAGAGTCTGACCCAGCTGATCCAAAGATGATTGCGAAGCACCCTGAGATCGAAGCCCTTTGGCGTAAAGCCCAAGAAGAAAACGGTGCTGTGTAGGCACGGTAAGTAGTGGTGGTGATTAAGTTTGGAGATAGAACATGGCACTTACACCCGATCAGATTGATGACTTTGTAAACCTAACGCTTAAATTGTTTAAGCGACGACAGTGGACTGACTTCTCGTTAGAGCATCAGTACTACTGCAGTGCAAAGATGCTACAAGAAAAGAAAGTCGTCGAGCAGGGCGGTGAGCAGATAAGCTTCCGTCTTAAGACTCGAAACACTGGCAACGCTCGCAACAGCGGGATGTTTGCTCAGGACGTTACTAAAGTTGAAGACGTAACTATCGCAGCGCAAGTTCCTTGGGCAATGCAGACTGTGAACTTCTCGTATGACATTTACGAGGATCTGTTCCAAAGCGACAAAGAAACCATCATCAAGGAACTCCAGATTCGCGAACATGACGCGATGTCGGATCTTGCCGAGCTGAACGAAGAGAACCTTTGGACTGCACCTACCAGCTCGTCTGATAGCCGTCCAATGGGTATCCCTTTCTGGCTACAGAAGGATGCTTCGACAACTCCAGAAGGTGGATTCCATGGTGGAAACCCAGCTGGATTCAGCGGTGGTGCTGCTGGTGTAGATAGTTCAACCTATCCACGCTGGCAAAACTGGACGTTCGGTTACTCGGCAGTCAGCCGTGACGACCTCGTCCGTAAAGTCAAGAAGGCTATCACCTTCACTGACTTCCAGCCACCAGCTCCACACCCAGAGCTTGGATTCGGTATCGGCAATGACTACGAGATCTACACGACCTATTGTGTTCAAGAGCCTCTTGAGCGACTTGCTGAAAATCGCAATGACAACCTCGGCAACGATGTTGCAACGATGATGAACCGAGTCGTTATCGGCGGTGTGCCACTTAAGTGGGTTCCATACCTCGAAGCGAACGACACCAGTGATCCGTTGTACGGTGTTAACTTCAACGTGTTCCGTCCGTTTGTGAAAGCGAACTGCGACATGCGTCGAAACCCACCGAAGGAAGCTGCTCGTCAGCACACGGTTCGCGAAGTTCATATCGACCACTGGATGAACTACATCTGTTACAACCGCCGTAAGTGTTTTGTTGGCTCCA